ATGAGTACAATTATGTCATTGAGGTAGCCCTTGCAGGGTTTTCCGAAGATGATATTGAAGTTGAAGTAGCGGATGGGATACTTACTGTCCGTTCAACAGAGGACAAAACCTCAGATGACAACAAGTATGTTCATCGTGGAATTGCGAGAAGAGCATTTTCTCGTAAATGGACCCTTTCAGACGATATGGTTGTAAGGGGTGCAGAATTCCAAAATGGTCTTCTCAATATTTCACTTGAGAAAGTGATTCCAGAGGAAAAGAAACCTCGGCTTATCCCAATCAAAAATCACTCAAAAGTGATTGACCATAAGGATAAGTAATCCTCAAAACCCCATCAGAGATATATACTTTGATGGGGTATTTTTTATTAAATTAAATGAGGGGGTTTTATGTTACCATTAGCAGGAATGCTATTCAATGTTGTGTCTGGGCTGGTAGTTGACAAAGCTCAGAACTTAGCAAAAGATCATGTGGGTAAAATGTTAGATGATTTATTACCAGATGATGCAAAAGAAGAACTTGACAGGTTAGTTGCGGATGACCCAAATCATCCACACCAATCCGCCGCAGAAGCACTTCAAGCCGCAGCGGAAGGAAAACTACCAGTTCCTATGAAAGACGGACAACTTCTTCCTATTGAAATTGACTTGAAAGTTAGATTTGATCCAAATTCCAGAGCAGTAGAAGTCATACAAAGTTAGGAAAAAGAAATGCCGATGTATCTTACAAAAAATTTCGCATTGAAAGAAATGACGAAAAGTTCAACAGCAGAGAGATTAGGACTTACCAACACGCCAACTATGGAACACATTATCAATTTGGTGAATCTCTGTAATCATATTCTTCAACCACTTAGAGAAGAGTTTGGACCCATCCGCATTAACAGCGGCTATCGTGGTGCAGACCTTAACAAAGCGGTTGGCGGTTCAGGGACGAGCCAACATTGTAATGGTGAAGCGGCGGATTTTGAGTCATCCAGAATATCCAATCCAGACATTGCTCACTGGATTAATGAAAAACTTGATTTTGACCAACTTATTCTTGAGTTTTATGATGGTAAAGATCCACACAGTGGATGGGTGCATTGTTCGTATAGAAAAGATGGAGATAATCGTAATAAAGCAATGACGGCATTGAGAGTGAACGGAAAAACTCAATATAAGGATGGTCTTCTCTCGTAATTACGAAAGGAGATTATGAAGTATATTTGGTTGAGTTATTTACAGATTTTGTTTTTGTTACATCAATTCAGCTCTAAAAAGAATTGGATTGACAAACAGATTCTATTGTGTTATACTAGATTAGATGAGTTAAAAGTGAATTATGTTAGAATCTTTAACCTAGACAAATAATGAGTTTTTATACAAATGTTGTATGTATCGGAAATCACATTCTATTCAGAGGTGTCTCCAGTGATGGGAGGCGGTTTAAAGATCGTGTAGAGTATAAACCGCCTCTCTACATTCCTGCCAAAAACAATCAAGGCAAATTCAAAACACTTGATGGTCAACTCATGGGTGAGATTCGCCCAGGTAGCATCAAAGAGTGTCGTGACTTCATTCGCAAGTACAAAGAAGTTGAGAACTTTGAGATTCATGGGAACAACAAGTTTGAGTTCTCCTTTATTGCAGAACACTTTCCAGAAGAACATATTGATTACGACTTCTCGCAGATTCGTATCGCTTATCTTGACATTGAAACTGGTTCAGAACATGGTTTTCCAAACATAGAAACCGCAAACGAACAAGTTACAGCTATCACACTTAAAATAGACAAAAAAGTTTATGTCTTTGGCACAGATGAATTTGTCAATGACAGGGATGACGTTTACTATTTTCGTTTTGAGAGTGAAAGAGCCATGTTAGAAAAGTTCTTCCAGATTTGGGACAAAGAATCACCAGATGTTCTCACAGGATGGAACATAGAATCGTTTGATATTCCCTATCTTGTCAATCGTGCAAAACGTCTTTTTGATGTTGTCAAGAATCCATATCGTCTGATGTCTCCGTGGAGAAAGGTCAATGAATACACAATGTTTGGACTTGGTGGTAAAGAACTTCAAGCTTATGAAATCGTGGGTGTTGAAACACTTGACTATTTCCAGATGTATCGTAAATTCATTTACACTCCACAAGAGTCCTATCGTCTTGACCACATTGCAAATGTAGAACTAGGAGAGCGTAAACTTGACTATTCAGAACAAGGTTCTCTACACTTACTCTACAAGAATGACTATCAGAAGTTCATTGAATACAATATCAAAGATGTGGAGTTGGTTGAACGTCTTGAAGGTAAACTGAAACTTCTTGAGATGATTGTTTCACTTGCATATCTTTGTAAGGTCAATTACGGAAACTGTTTCGGACAGGTTCGTATGTGGGATACTCTGATATTCAATCATCTTCTCCGTAAAGGTATTGTCATTCCACCAAAACGTTCTGCACACAAATCATCAGAATTTGAGGGTGCATTTGTCAAAGACCCGATCCTTGGAGCACATGATTGGGTTGTCAATTTTGATTTGAATAGTTTGTATCCTCATCTCATCATGCAATACAATTTGTCACCAGAAACTCTTATCACACAAGAGTTGCCGATGGAGTTGCAAACTATCAAGAACAGGTATCCCAGAGTGGATGGTTTGATGACAGAAGAACTTGACCTAAGTTCTCTCAAACAGTTTGGTGTTACTTACACTCCTAACAATGAATTCTATCGGACTGATAGACAAGGTTTTCTCCCAGAGATGATGGAAAAGATTTACAATGATAGAGTGAAGTACAAAAAGCTGATGATTGAGACAAAGAAAGAATTGCAAAAAGAGAAAGACCCTGTGAAGAGACATGATCTGAATAATCTCATCTCTAAGTATCACAATATGCAACTCAATCTCAAGATTACTCTCAACTCTGCTTTCGGTGCCATGGGTAACGAGCACTTTCGGTATTTTGACCAAAGAGTTGCAGAAGCAGTAACCACATCTGGTCAGTTGTCTATTCGTTGGATTGAGAAAGAAATCAATGGATATCTAAACGATCTACTCAAGCCAGAAGAAACAAAAGATTATGTTGTTGCGGTTGATACTGATTCTGTTTACATTCGTATGGATGACTTGGTAAAGAAAGTATTTGGTGAGAAGATTGAAGACAAGACCAAAGTGATTGACTTTCTTGACAAGGTGTGTGAAGAGAAACTTGAAGATATCATTGAAAAATCTTACGTTCGTCTTGCAAATTATATCAACGCATTTCAACAGAAGATGGTGATGAAACGTGAGAATATTGCAGACCGAGCCGTTTGGACTGCAAAGAAACGCTATATCATGAATGTCTTTGATTCAGAGGGAGTGAGGTACGAAGAGCCACAACTGAAGATTATGGGTATTGAAGCGATTCGTTCCTCTACTCCTGCTGCTTGTAAAATCAAGATGAAACACATTTTCAAGATTATCATGAATGGCACAGAAGAAGATGCAATCAACTATATTGAAGAATTCAAGGAAGAGTTTTCTACACTTGAAGCAGAAGACATCTTCTTTCCAAGGTCTGTTCGTGGTTTGGAAAAGTATTATGATTCAGCGCAACTTTACAAAAAAGGAACTCCGATTCATGTGAAGGGTGCATTGATTTACAACAAATTACTCAAAGAGATGAAACTGATGAACTCTTATCCAACAATCAAAGATGGTGAGAAGATCAAGTTTGCGTATCTCAAGAAACCAAATCCAGTTGGTGATACTGTCATTGCAATACTGAATAATCTACCTCATGAGTTTGACTTGAAGGAGTATATTGATTACGAATTACAGTTCAGTAAAGCATTTATTGAACCAATGAGTTCCGTGATGAATTCAGTTGGTTGGAAAACAGAAAGAGTTTCTTCATTGGAAGACTTTTTTGGGTGAAAATTAAACGAAAGGAAAAATGAGTTATCTGAAAGAATTAGCAAAAGTATCTGGTAATGAGTTTGCAAATCTCGTTGACGATGGGATTTTTGGTGGTGACGTTGAACAGTTCATAGACACAGGTTCTTACGTGTTCAATGCTCTTTTGTCTGGTTCAATTTATGGTGGATTGCCCGCAAACAAAATCACTGCAATCGCAGGAGAATCTGCAACTGGTAAAACCTTCTTTACACTTGGACTTGTAAAGAGGTTTCTGGACATGAACGAAAAAGCAGGAGTGATTTACTTTGAGT